GATATTCTATTACAGTTGGCAAAAGAGATTCTAGTGGAAACATTACTAACACAACAGATTTCTATCACTTTACTGTAGACACAGATACTGCTACAAGTGGAAATGAATCAGGAGGAGGAGAGAATTGTTCGGCAGGTCCGGCAACTCTAACAGCATAATGGCAGGAATAAGTTTTACAGATTTAAAAACACAGATAAGAAACTACACAGAAGTTAGCTCTACTGTGTTATCAGATTCAGTTATAGAAAATATAGTTTTAAATGCAGAATATAGAATTGCAAGAGATGTACCTATTGATGCATACAGAAAAACAGCTACAGATAATCTTGTAGCTAATCAAGAGCATGCTAACGTTCCAGCAGGTGCTTTATTTGTAAGAGCAGTGCAAGTTGCAGATGCAACATCAACATTAACTAACCCTATTTTTTTAGAAAAAAAAGATATAACATTTTTAGATGAATATAATGGTGCAAGAGCTACAGGTAGACCTAAATATTTTGCTATGAAAGGTGGTGGAACAGGTAATACAAATACTACTTCTGGTGCTATTTTATTGTCCCCTATACCGGATACAACTTACGTATTTAAAATTCACTACAATGCAATGCCTACAAAATTAGAAGCATCAAGCAACGAGACTAGTTATATAAGTTTGAATTTTCCAAATGGTCTGTTATATTGTTGTTTATCAGAAGCTTTTGGTTACTTAAAAGGACCAATGGATATGTTACAGTTATACGAAGGTAAATATAAACAAGAAGTACAAATGTTTGCTGGAGAACAAATTGGAAGACGAAGAAGAGATGATTACACAGATGGTACTGTTAGGATACCTATACAGTCACCACCACAATAGGAATTAAATTATGGCATCAACATTTACAGATCTTGGTATAGAAATAATGGCAACTGGCGAGAACGCCGGTACTTGGGGAGATAAAACTAATACTAATTTAACTATTGTCAATACAGCAGTAGCTGGTTATGTAGAACAAGCAGTAACAAATGGTGGCACATTACCATTAACTATTACAGATGGTGCTGCTACAGCAACTGCACAAAATGCTGTTATAAAATTAACAGGGACAATAACTGGAAATTCTATTGTAACAGTTCCTGATTCAATTGAAAAAACATTTATTGTAAATAATGGCACGTCAGGTGCTTACACTGTACAATTTAAAACAGTGTCTGGAACAGGTGTTACTTTTTCAACAACAGATAAAGGAACTAAATTTGTTTACACGGATGGTACAAACATAAATGAAATTTCTTCATCTTCTTCAGAAACTTTAACTAGTGCTGGAAATTTAACTTTAGATGCAACAACAGATGTTATTTTAGATGCTGGTGGTGGAGATGTATTTTTTAAAGATGATGGTACAACTTTTGGTAGTGCAACAAACACATCAGGAAATTTAATAATTAAATCTGGAACAACTACTGCATTAACTTTTAGTGGAGCAAACGTAACCGCAGCAGGAAATTTATCTGTTGGTGGCAATTTAGATGTAACAGGAACTTTTGATATGAGTGATGCTGCTATTACAAATGTAGGTAGTATTCAATTAGATTCAATTGCAGGTGACGGTGATACAAATACATCAATAACTTTTTCAGGATCAGATGTTATTACAATAGCAACTGGTGGTTCTGGTAGATTAACAATTGGTGATGGTGCATTGTCTCCCGTAACAGATAATGAAATTGATTTAGGTACATCAAGTTTAGAATTTAAAGATGGTTTTTTTGATGGCACGGTAACTGCAGATGCTTTTGCTGGACCACTTACAGGTAATGTAACAGGAAATGTTTCTGGAACTGCAGCAACAGTAACTACTGCAGCACAATCAAATATTACATCATTAGGAACTTTAACAACCCTAACTGTTGATAACGTAATTATTAATGGTTCTACTATTGGACATACAAGTGATACAGATTTAATAACAGTTGCTAGTGGAATTGCTACAGTAGCTGGTGAAGTGTCAATGACAACATTAGATATTGGTGGAACAAATGTAACCTCTACAGCAGCGGAAATAAATATTATAGATGGTAACACAAGTGCTACTGCAACAACATTAGCAGACGCTGATAGAGTTATTGTTAATGATAATGGTACAATGGTCCAAGTTGCAATGACAGATGTTAAAACATACGTTGGTTCAGCCTCAGGTGCTTTTAGTCTTGCTAATTTAGATATTGATGGTGCTACAGATATAGGAGCAGATATTGTAGACGCAGATTTACTTATTATTGACGACGGAGCTGGTGGAACTAATAGAAAAACTACAGCTGCAAGATTAAAAACTTATACTAACGCAGGTTTAGCAGATCCTACGGCTCTTGCAATTGCTTTAGGATAATATATAAAAGGAAAACAGGAGATAAAAAATGGCAAACACATTTAAAGTAGCAACTTTCGCAGCAGAACCAGCATCGGCAGGTACACCTTATGTTATGTATACGATAGCAGGATCGACTACTGGAGTTGTACTTGGTTTAATACTTACAAACATTCATTCAAGTGCTGTAACTGCAGAAGTAGAATTAGTTAGCACAACTGCAAACCGTAGTGTTGCAAACAACACACAAAACGGAACATCTTTTTTAGTAAAAGACGTTACAATTCCCGCGGGTTCGAGTTTGGAACTTTTGTCGGGGGGTAAGGTTGTTCTAGAAACTGGAGACGTAATAAGAGTTGATTGCTCAGTAGCTGATAAACTTTCAGGTACATTGAGCCTTATGGAGATAACGTAAGATGGCTTATATTGGACGTAATCCTACCAACGCTGCACTAACTGCTTCTGACCTAGCAGATGGAATTGTATCATCAGGTAAAATTGCTGCGGATGCAGTAACTTCTGCAAAAATTGCAGACAACGCTGTAGTAACTGCTGCAATAAATGCAGACGCAGTAACTTCTGCAAAAATTGCAGACAACGCTGTAGTAACTGCTGCAATAAATGCAGATGCAGTAACTGACGCAAAAATTGCAGACGATGTAGTTGGTACAGAACACTTAACAGCAAACGAAGTAGACACAACTGCATTAGGTGCGGACGCAGTAACTGGCGATCAATTAGCAGACAACGCAGTAAACTCTGAACATTACACTGACGGATCAATAGACACAGCTCATATAGCTGACGGACAAGTAACAACAGCCAAATTAGCAACAGCTGTATTTACTGGTGCAACTGACATTGGAGCCGCAATTGTAGACGCAGACTTATTTTTAATGGATGATGGGGCCGGTGGAACTATTAGAAAAACTACTGCTTCAAGAATTAAAACTTATGCTGGTGGTGGAAAAGTTGTAAAATTTAATTTTGATAATGCTACACCTTTTATATCAACAACTTCAACTAATTATTCAGATTTAGCTAGTGTTGAAATACAGCCATCTGCAACAAGTAGTAAAATATTAGTAATGGCTGTTGTTGCTGAACCAGATCAAATAGATGGAAGAATTAAAGCAAGTATTATTAGAGACAGTACAGATTTAAGTGACCATGCTGGAACTGGAGTTGATAGTGGTGGTAGAATTGTCAGCGAATTTGGTAGAGGCTTATCAGATACAGGTACAGAGCAACATTTTGGATCTATATGCCATTTCATGATTGATACTCCAGGCACTACAAGTAATATTACTTATTATGTAAAAGTTAAAAGTGGAACTGGTGGACAAATAAGAGTGGGTAATGGTGGTGCATCAAATATACTTGCAATAGAATTAGGAGCATAATATGATATATATAATAGACGCTATATTAGCAATTAAACCAAATATTGGAGTTACAGTTAAAAATGAAGATATTGACAATATTGTTTGGGATGATGCAAATGATATAATTTCAAAAGAAGATATACTTGCAAAAAAAACTGAACTTGAAACTGCTTATGATAATAATAAATATCAAAGAGATAGAGCAGTTGAATATCCATCCGTAAAAGATCAGCTCGACAAAATTTACCACGAAGGCATAGATGAATGGAAAAAATTAATTAAAGTAACAAAAGATAAATACCCTAAGGAATAAAAAATTATGGCATACATAGGACGTGAGCCCCAGATTGGCAATTACCAAGTTTGCGACGCGATAACTGTTGTTAATGGACAAGCTGCGTATACTATGCAAGTAAGTTCTGTAAATGTAATTCCAGAATCTGTGAATCACATGATTGTGTCACTAAATGGTGTCATACAGAATCCAGGAGGAGATAATCCATCTTATACAATAGCTTCATCTACGATTACGTTTTCAAGCAATCTGGCGACAGGTGACTCTATTGACTTCATTTATTTACTTGGTAATACTTTAGACCTGGGTACTCCGAGCGACGATACAGTTACAGGTGCTAAGATAGTAGACAATGCTATTAATAGCGAGCATTACACAGACGGATCAATTGATCTTGCTCATTTATCAGCAGACTCAGTTGATGGATCTAAAATAGCAGATGATGCTATTAACAGTGAACACTATACAGATGGTTCAATAGACACAGCTCACATAGCTGACGGGCAAGTAACGACAGCTAAACTAGCAACAGCAGTATTTACAGGAGCGACAGATATAGGGGCAGCAATTGTAGACGCTGATCTTTTCTTAATGGACGATGGTGCAGGTGGTACTATCAGAAAAACAACAGCTTCACGATTAAAAACTTATGCTGGTGTAAGCGGTGACGTGACAACAATAGATAGTTTGTTTAAAGCAGATATAAAAATTGGTGAAGATGATCAAACTAAAATAGATTTTGCTATACCAAATACAATACAAATTTTTCAAAATAATAATGAACGTGCTAGAGTTTCAAGTGACGGTGACGTTTTTTTTCATAAAACTTCTGGCGATATAGATACTGCGGGATGTGATTTTAGAACTAGTGGATTTGTTAATTTTACTAGAGATTCAGACGTAGTATTCTTATTAAATAGAATGACTAACGATGGAGATATAGTTGATTTTGAAGGAAATGGTAATAAAGAAGGAACTATATCTGTATCAGGTACTACAATAGCTTATAATACGTTTACTGGAACTCACTGGTCTCGACTTTCTGATAACTCTAAGCCAACTATTTTAAGAGGAACTGTAATGGAATCTTTAGACGAAATGGTTAATTGGTATCAATTACGTTTTACTCATAATGGTAAAGCCGAAAGAATAACTCATGTATTATTAGATAGTCAATCAGTTGGAGATGAGATTACTTACAATCACAATGGCACAGATGTTACTGCAACAATTATTAAAGAAGGTGATATTAAACACGTTCAAACAAAAATATCAACAACAGATGCATCTAAAAATGTTTATGGTGTATTTTTTGATTGGGATAATAGTGAAGGTGATGCAGGATATAATGATATGATGATAGCTGCCGTTGGTACTTATGTAGTTAGAATTCATAAAGATGAAACAGTTGTTAAAGGAAATTTATTACAATCAAATGGTGATGGTACTGCAAAAGTATTAGCTGGAAATACATCAATAACTGCTGATGTTCTTAGTACAGTTTTTGCAAAAGTATTATCAAATACAAAAATTGAAACTTATGCGGATGGTTCTTATATAGTTCCATGTGCATTTACAAATTGTTAAGGAGTAAAAAATTATGAGTATAATAAAAGTAAAAACAGGTGGTATAACAGCAGATGCAATAACTGCTACAGAAATTGCAGATAATGCTGTAGTTACTGCTGCAATAAATGCAGATGCAGTTACAGATGCAAAGATTGCAGATGATGTTGTAGGAACTGAGCACTTAACCGCAAATGAAGTAGACACCACTGCCCTTGGGGCGGATGCTGTAACGGGTGCACAACTTGCAGATAATGCTGTAAACTCTGAGCACTATACCGATGGTAGTATTGATACAGCTCACATAGCTGATGCACAAATTACAACTGCAAAATTAGCTACGGCTGTACTTACAGGTGCAACTGATATTGGTGCAGCAATTGCTGATGCCGATCTATTTTTAGTTGACGATGGAGCTGGGGGAACTTTAAGAAAATCAGCAGCATCAAGAATTAAAACTTATGTTGGTGAAGGTCTTTTTACTAAAATTACTGGAACAACTATTTCAGCTGGTGGTGGTGTAACTATACAAAACTGTTTTAACTCAACTTTTAGAAATTATTTTATTACTTTTGAAAGAATTAAATGTGCTACAGATGGTGCAAATCTTGAATTAGATCCAATAGATACTAATGGTAATCAAACAGATGAACATTGTTATCAAGGATTGTTTATGGGTAAAGCTCAGTTTTCTAATAATTGGTCTGAAGATAATGGAGCATCTTATACACTTATGGAAAATCAAGGTAACGCAACTGGAGAACATTTTAGTGGTTTTCTATATGCGTTTAATCCAAATCAAGCAGGTTCAAGTGAATTTTCAGTTACATGGCAAGGCTTTAACCACCATAATGGTGCAGCTGGCAGAAATGGTGTTACTTGGGGTGGTGGAAAAACAGCAACAAACACAAGTGCATACACTGGTTTTATATTGCGTATGACTTCTGGAAATATAAATTCTGGTACAGTTGCAGTTTATGGAATTAACGATCCAACGTAGGAAAATATTATGACAAAAAAACAAGTACATAACGCAGTAACTGGTATTTCAACTATGGTTGATTTAACAACTGAAGAACAAACTGCTTTTGATAATGCAGCAACAGCTCACAGTAATGACGAAATAAATAGACAATTAAAAGAATTAAGGTATCAAAGAAATAAACTTCTTGTTGAAACAGATTGGATGGCTAACTCAGATGTAACTATGTCATCTGAAATGACAACTTATAGACAAGCATTAAGAGATATAACAAATGGTCTTGATACAGCTGCAAAAGTAAATACAAAATTAGAAATAGAAGATGGAGAATATAAAAATTTTCCAACTAAACCTTAAAGAGTAAACTATGCTCCAAAAAGTTAGATTTGCACCAGGTTTTAATAAACAAGTCACAGCAACCGGTGGCGAAGGCCAGTGGATAGAAGGTGACAATGTTAGATTTAGATATGGTACACCTGAAAAAATAGGTGGTTGGGCACAACTAGGTTCTGTTGATATAACAGGACGTAACACAGCCATACACCATTTTGTAAATGCTAGTGGTATTAAGTATGCAGCGTTAGGCACTAATAGAATATTGTATGCATACTCTGGTGGTATTTTTTATGACATTCATCCAATTAAATCTACTACAACTTTAACCTCTGCATTTTCTACAACTAACGGATCATCAACTGTTACAATAACTTTTGCATCAGCACACAATATAGATAAAGGCGACATTATTTTATTAGATAATTTTACAGCTATTACTAATTCTGGTTTTAATTCTGCTAACTTTGAAGACAATAAATTTCAAGTAACAACTATACCAACAACAACTACAATAACTATTACTATGGCATCTAACGAATCAGGATCGGGAGCAAGCACTTCTGGCGGAGTTAGAGTACAACATTATTATTCTGTTGGACCAGCAATTGAAGTTGCAACAACAGGTTGGGGCCTTGGATCATGGGGCGGTCAAGCACAAGGACAATTTACATCAACTCTATCATCAGGAATAAATGCATCAGTCACATCATTAACTATGGCTAGTTCAACTTCGTTTCCATCTTCAGGAACAGTTATTATAGGATCTGAACTAATTACATATACAGGAAATAGTGGAGGAACATTATCAGGATTAACAAGAGGAGCATCCGGTACAACAGCAGCCATACATTCATCAGGTGCGGTTGTTACAGACGCATCAAACTTTTTTGCATGGAATGCTGCAACATCAGGTGACATTGTTACAGCACCTGGACTATGGTCATTAGATAATTTTGGTAATAAACTTATTGCAACTATATCAGGTGGAGAAACATTTGAATGGGATTCTGATGCAACAAATGCAAATACAGTTAGAGCAACAATATTAGCAAATGCTCCAACAGCATCTGCATTTAGTTTAGTATCAACACCAGATAGACACTTAATATTTTTTGGAACAGAAACAACTATAGGTACAAAAACTACTAAAGACGAAATGTTTATAAGATTTTCTGATCAAGAATCTATTGACGAAACAACTTCTTATGCACCATCAGCTACCAACACTGCAGGTACACAGAGACTTGCAGATGGATCAAAAATTATAGGAGCTATAAGAGGTAGAGATGCAATTTATGTTTGGACTGATACTGCATTATTTATTATGAGATTTGTTGGTGCACCTTTTACTTTCTCATTCCAACAAGTTGGTACTAACTGTGGATTGATAGGACAAAATGCATGTGTTGAAGTTGATGGTGCTGCTTATTGGATGTCAGAAAATGGTTTCTTTAGATATACTGGTAAACTAGAATCACTTCCATGTTTAGTTGAAGATCATGTTTACGATGATATCAATACAATTCCTAAACAACATATTAATGCAGGATTAAATAATTTGTTTGGTGAAATTATGTGGTTCTATCCTAACTCTGGATCAGGAACAGTTAATAGAATGGTTACTTATAATTATTTAGACTCAACACCAGAGCGACCTGTATGGACAACAGGTACTTTAGCAAGATCTGCATGGCAAGATTCTGCAGTATTTGGTCAACCACACGCAACAGAATATAATAGTAGTGATACAACAGCAACTACAAACAAAGATCATGTTATTGGATGTACAGACGGAACTTCTACATACTTTGAACACGAAAAAGGATTAGATGAAATTAAAGAAGGTACAACAAATTCTATTACAGCAAACATACAATCAGGAGATTTTGATATAGGTCAAAATGGATTACAAGGTGATGGTGAGTTTATGATGAAAATTAGAAGAGTGTTACCAGATTTTTTATCACAAACAGGTGATAGTGTTGTTACATTAAATTTAAAAGATTTTCCAAATGATACAGCAGCTAGTTCGTCACTTGGTCCGTTTACCGTAAATAGTTCTACACAAAAAATTGATACACGTGCTAGGGCTAGATCAATATCTTTAAAAGTATCTAATAGTAGTACAAGTCAGTTTTGGAAACTTGGTACATTTAGATTAGACATACAACCGGATGGTAGAAGATAATGGCTAGAATTGTACAATCACTTACACAACCTGCTAAAGATTACGATGAACAAATACAACAATCTTTAGTTAGAGATATAGATAGTATTGTGCAAAAATTAAATACAACGTTTCAACAAGATTTAAAAGAAGAAGCGGAAGCGGAGGCATATTTCTTTGGCTAATACATTTACAAATAAAAAAGTAGATTTAACTACAACAAGTGCTACTACATTATATACAGTTCCATCTGCTACAACATGTATTATAAAATCTATATTAGTGTCAGAAGACTCAGGTAATGCAGATACTATAACTGTAACCATTACTGATACAGCAGCAGCTGTGTTTAGTTTATTTAAAACAAAATCAATATCTGCTAATGGAACCACAGAACTATTGACAGCACCTCTTGTATTAGAGGAAAGTGAAATATTAAAAGTAACAGCAGCTACGGCAAATAGGCTACACGTAGTCTTATCTGCTTTAGAAGTTCAGAAAAGAACTGTTACAACATAGCTTGATTTACCTGACAAAAACAGGTAATGTAAGAAACCCACAGGTTAAATTCCTGCTTTTAAACT